GCAGGAAGTTTAGGAGGACCAGCTACTGCTGCTTTAGGCGGTGGTGCTGGTGTCGCCGTTGCTCAAATGGCATACCCTAATAATGATGCGCCTGTAAGTGATGCTGTCGCATTAGCTGCTGCCAACTCAGGTAAGCCTGCACCGGGGACTACAGCAAGTACCATCTACGAAACAAAAAGTTTAATTTTTCAGCTTGGATGGTGGTATGCAGCAATCTTCGTACTTATACCTTTGGTAACTAAGCGTGGTAGAAAGTGGGTAAAGAAGTTCTCAGACCTAGGAAACACTGTATCTCAAAAAGATATTGATGCTAGAGATGAAGAACAAGATGTCCGTTTAGCAAAGATTGAAGAAATGCTGGCTAAAAAAGAATAGATTTTTTTTAAACCCCTCTAGATACAGTAGAGGAAAACCTCTACACAATTATGAAATACATCGTAAACGAAACAAACTCTTGCGGTCAAGCAAGTCTTTCTGACAAAGAACGTAACTTTATGCTTGAAAGCCTAGGTTATGAAGTAAAGGAAGAACTGGTACAGGAAAATCAAATCCCGGTTGATACCTTAGCTGACCAAAGCGCTGAGGTCGAAAATGACTCAGAAATGCCTACACTCTACGAATGGGACGGCTCGGTCTTTGCTTTGGATGACGAAGTATTTGAAATCGAGGGTGACCTTTTCCTTAAAGCTATCGAGCTAGATGGTGAAACTAAGAGTATGTTAGATGAGTCTCACGCTGAACTGTTTATTAATGAAGTTAAGTTTGATGAGGCTGGTTACACTCTTGGCGATATCTACGACTACGGTACAGAAATCTACATCAAGCTAGACGAAGGCAAGAAGAAAGGCGATAAGTCTGCCGACAAGGATAAGGATGACGACAAAGGCGATTACGAAACTGATGCCCGCAAAGGTGACAAAGGTCATGGAAAGGATAAGGATGATGACCCTGATTACACTACTGATGCCCGTAAAGGCGATAAAGGAAAAGGTCATCCAGGACGTAAGGATTACGAAACTAAGTCTGGTAAATCTAATTATGGCGGCAATAAAGGCGACAAGTCTAAAACTCACAAAGGTGATGACTTTGAGCAAAAGTGGGGCGGTAATAAAGGCGATAAGTCCAAGACCCATAAAGGTAAAGATTTCATGGACAAGCTAAAAAAAAAGTAGTTGAAGAGGCTGAAGCAGCTGTAACTCAAAGTACTTTGGATAGCGAGACCTCTAAGCAAAGGCTTACACGCCAACTTAAAGGTCTCGATATGTCATCCGAGGCAGGACGCCGTAAGGCTAATGAGTTGAAACGTCGTCACAAAGCTCAAGAGCTAGACGCGAAAGACAGAGCAGCTGGTAAAACCCAAGGAACAAAAACAAATCCAGACGGTACTACGAAAGCTCCAGCCGCCATACCTCACGATGCAGCCGCAGAAAAACAAGCAGCGAAAGACGCACTATAATAATGAGTAAATCAATGGCACAAATGGCAGACGAGATTTTAGGAGGAGCCTTAACAGACCCTTCCAAAAATCCTCATGACCCTGCGGTAGGACACCAAGCCCATATGCCAATGATGGACCGCAACGACACGTTGCTGGAAATGAACGACACACAACGCGCTCAGTTAATGGGTGTAGCCGGAGTTCCTGTTAAGAAAGAACTTATTGAAGAGGCGGAAAAGCCAGAACCTATGGCAAGCTTAGAGATTACTCCTCAAGATTTAGAAACTTTATCTGAAGCCAAACGTATTATTGAAAAAATCCAAGAAGCTACCACGGTAGGAACGATTGGGGTAAATATGGCTGGTGGAACATCCTCTCCGAAACCAAAAAAACAAACTGTCCCTGGAAACGTAAACGTTACCAAACCCCCGAAAAAGCGAGTCAAAACAAAGACTAAAAAACCAAGCTCGGATTTCCTAGCATACCTCAAAGCATAACATGTTACTAAGAGACTTTAACGAATTTCAACCCCTTCAAATTTTAAGTGAGGGAAAAAGCAGCAAGACCATGAAAGTGCGTGGTATTTTTAGTGAAGCTGAAAAGAAGAACGGGAACGGCAGAATATACGAAAAGAAACTCCTTGAAAGAGAAGTTAGAAACCTACAACCTCAGATTGCTGAGCGCAGATTATGTGGTGAGTTAGACCATCCAAATGATGAAGTAGTTCACCTAGCTAATGTTTCTCATATTATTACTAACTTACAAATGGAGGGTAACAACCTAGTAGGCGAGGCAGAGTTTCTCGACACCCCTTCCGGAAGAATTCTACAAGAACTAGCTAAAGCTGGTGTACGTATTGGTATTTCTTCCCGCGCCACAGGCAGTGTAGAACACGATATGAAGGAAGACGCATACATGGTCCAAGATAATCTCCGTATGATTACTTGGGATATGGTAGCAGACCCTTCTTGCCAAAACGCATTTCCACAGCTAGTTGAACACAAAAAACTAGTTGACTACTCCCGAAGCAACCCTGATAAGGTTGACCCATTAAATTCTGAAAAAATTTACCTTGAAGCTTTAAGACGTATTTTGAGTTAAAAAAACGGACTTTTTTCTTTAAACATAGTAGATATAAACAGTAGGAGATTTTCCATGAAAGATAAACTAGAAAAAATTGCACAACTACTTCCTGACGGATTCTCAAAGACCGGCTTGAACGAGGTTCTTAGCCTTGTTGAGTCTGCGGTCGAGGAGCGCGTAGGGGAGGAAGTTAAATTACTAGAAGCCAAAGTAAGTGGTTTCTTGCGTTCAAAGATTGGTGACCTTAAAGAGGTTGCTCGCCAAGAGCTAGAAGCGAATGATGAAATTCTTCGCGGATACAGCATGTTTGAACAAATCCGCGCCTTAGTCGCCTCCGAAGTTGAAGCTTCTGATGTTGATTCAGCTGTCGCTAAACAACAAAAAGAAATCGACGAACTTCAAGAGAGTCTGTCTACAGTAAACAGTAGACTTAAAAACTCTCTTCACGAAAATTCTATGCTCTGTGATAGAGTAGAGAATTTGAACGAAGCAAACGAACAGCTAACCGAAAGTAATAAACTTCCGTTTAAATCTTCTGAGGCTGCCGTTGTAATTACTAACGAAACCGACTCGAGCCGACCTTCTCCGGAAGCGGCTAACAACATCTTCCTCACCGAAGACGTAATTAATCTTGCTAAGCAGGAAGTCATACAAGACTAAAAACAAAAAATTATGTTAAATTCCGAAACGAATAATTCTTTATGTGAGAAGTGGGAGCCAATCCTGGAAGGAATCTCCGATGAGTCTACTCGTCAGATGACTGCCGTTCTACTGGAGAACCAAGCCAAGAGTATTCTTACAGAGAACACTCGTGAGTCTGGTACTCTTGAAGAGGCAACAACTGTGGGTAACCTCGGTACTTTCCAGAAGTTCGCATTTCCTCTCGTCCGCCGGGTTTTCCCGGAACTAATCGCCAACAAGATTTGTGGTGTTCAACCAATGCAAGGTCCTGTATCTCAGATTTTCTATCTAGGTTACAACCGTACTGGCGCAACCAAAACAAATGTTGGTACAACTGATGTAGCTTACTCCCGTTACCGTTTGGTATATGGTGGTCGCTTCGGTGAAGCACAAAGTAATTTGAATAGCCTTGACGCAGACACAATGTTTGGCGACGGAACTTTGTCCGGTGCTCTGAACTACTCAGGTCTTTCTGCAGGCGATAAAACAACTTGGACTTCTGGTACTGCTGGTGGTAAAATTGCTGCTTGGCCGAATGAAAACTGGGTTGGTGCTCAATACTTCGTATCTGCGGGTGAGCGTCTAACTGGTTCTGGTATCCCTGAGGTTAACTTCACTATCGAACAACAAGCTGTAACTGCACGTACTCGTAAGTTCCGCGCCCTATGGACGTTGGAAGCTTCACAAGACCTTCGTGCTTACCACAACTTGGACCTAGAGCGTGAATTGACTGAGCTTCTTTCTAAGGAAGTTGCTTTGGAAATCGACCGTGAATTGGTAGAATCAATCCGTAACATCGCTTACGACTTTAATTCTGTCGATAACCCGATTGGTGGCGGTCTATATGACTACCAAAACCAAGCTAACGCTAACAGCTTTGCTTCTGACGGTGCTCCTACAGGTCAAAATTCTGCTGATGGGTACGGTCAAACCGGCGCTGCTCCTGGTGCATTTACTTACGACGAGCCTGCTGGTCGTGGTTCATCTGCTAGTTTGTCTGCTACAGTAGCGGGGTCTAACCCTGGTAGCGATAAGGGTGGTGATATGCCTGGACGCACCAGTGGTTCTAACGTATTCTTCTGCGACTTCGGTACGACTGCACTTGGACTTGCTCCTCGTCACGTAGGTGAAGTATACTCCAACTTGATTGGCGTAATTAACTTTGCCTCACAAGATATCTACAGAACTACCCTACGCGGTGGTGCTAACTGGATTGTATGTTCTCCTTTTGTCGCTGCTATGTTGCAATCGGCTGCTAAGCTTGAAGGCGGTATCCCTACGGATAACGCAGGACAGCTAGGCGCTGCTATCACATACAAAGGCAAGTGGATGGGACAATACGACGTTTACGTTGACCCGCTTTATCCTGAAGACGAAATTCTCCTTGGCTACAAGGGTTCTTCTCCGATGGATGCTGGCTTCGTGTACGCTCCGTACATTCCGCTCCAAATGCTTCCAACTATCACGGACCCTAATACCTTCCAGCCAAGAAAAGGTTTGATTACTCGCTACGCGACTGCTCAAATTTCTCCTGCTGCGAGGTTCTACAGAATCATCCGTATTGTAGGTGCTGATAGCCGCTACTTAACGACTCCGTTCGCTAAAGCCGCTAGAACAGGCGCAGTATACTAATCCTCCTTAGGATAGTAATAAAAAGAAGCTCAGCCGTTTTGGCTGGGCTTCTTCCATATATAATAGTATGAGTGCACAGCCCGTCAAACCCAATTTTGCCTGGGGTCCTTTTATTGTCCAACGCGAAGGCGCTGGAACCAACACCGATAATTTTGTAAACCCTTCAGGAGACATTCCCTATGACAGTCTCAATAGGCGGTATTTCTCCGATGACATCGAGTTCAATCGTTTTTACCTTATTATAAAAGACTGGGTTCAAGCGCGTTTAGGTCACCCTGTGGTGAGAGTAGAACTCTCTGATTTCCAACTTTTAACCGCTATAGATGAAGCTATAAGCAAGTTGGATTACCATGCACCGGATTGGTGTACCCAATTGTGTGCGTTCTCAACGAGCGCAAATCACAATATGTATGAGCTACCGTCTTTTATGGTAAACAACTTCAGGTATGCTGCATACAAGAAGTCTCTACTGAGCGTCCCTCTAGCGGGACAATCTCTGGAAATGGACTTCTTCATCAAGTATTTCCAAGACAACTTCTTGTTCCAGGACTTCGCTGTGAGTGATTTTTTGCTGATGAAAATGCATCTAAAAACCATGAGAAAGATTTTGGGTCGAGAGGGCTCATTCCAAATTGTACAAAATAAATATCTTATGGTATATCCAACCCCTGTAACAGATGATTTGCAGGATGTAGTTATAGAATACAAGTCCCTTAACTCAGAGACCCTTCACCATTACTTCATTAGTTGGATTCAAAGATATACCTTAGCAATATCCAAAGGTATTTTAGGTGAGATTAGAGGTAAGTATGCAACCCTCCCATCCCCCCAAGGTGGAGCCCAACTCAATGGTCCCGCTCTTATCGCGGAGTCCCAAAGAGAAATGGAACTCTTGGAAAATCAGCTTCTATCTGAGATTGAAGAACCAGCCGTATTCACAACATACTAATGCTTGTATCAGGTCCTCCGTACGGATACACTTACCCTCCTGCCATTGATGGTACGACAAAGGTTGAGTTAAACGGGCATCGTATTCCTAATGTTTTTGATATCAAGAGACAGATTTTTGATAGAGAAAATAAAAATTTTCGTAGCTTAGCTTTTTATCGTGATACGTCCAAAGAACTTCTTGGGCTTTTTAGTGACGCACAAATTCTAGGTGAGGATTTAGAAATTGCGAGTGTTCCTGTGTTTTATGCAAACCCAGAACGAGCCATCGCTAAGTTATTTAAAACAAGGAACTTAACACTTCCTGTTATTACATTAGCGATTAGTGATACCGAACAGGCAGCAGATAGACGACGTCCTAACTACGATATTGAGTACTGGACTGTTAAGGACCATAAAAGAAACAGATTTACTCGCGTCGCCTCTTTAGCCCCGGTTGCAGTCAATGTATCTTACCAGTTACATTTATGGACGCGCTACGTTGAAGATATGAACCAGCTTCTAGAGTATGTGATGCAGAAGTTCCGCCCTCACCTAAGAGTAGAGACAGATTTCATGATAAACGCGTGTGCTTTTATAACTGCCGTAGGAGATAACTCCACCTTGACTGTAGGGGATAGGCAAGACAGGATAATTAGAAAAACTATTACTTTTAGCGTCGAAACCTACATGCCCACCCGTCAGTACATGATTCAATCTAATGGAGAGATTAAAGAGATGAATTACGAGACTACTTTAGACGTCGACATACCGTTTAGTACTAGCGGGGGACCTCCAACACAAAATGCTGAGGAAACCTTAGTTGTGTACCCACCCTCTGGTCCCGCCTTCCCTGGACCTACGTAGGTAGCAAAATTAGGTAAATATATACGTTTTCGAAGTTCCACCCCTCTAAATAATGATAGAGGAAGTTAAAATGAAAAACAAAGTCGTAACTAACGTAGCAGGACAGGATTTAGAAGTAGTTCTAAAATCAGGTGGCTTGTATGAACACATCTGCCTATCTCCAGGACAATCTATTTCTATTCCAGAAAAATCCCTAACCGATACTGTGCGTGAACTTTGTAAAAGACAACTTCTTCGTATAATTTAAGGTAAAATATGGCTAATTTCGTTTCCCCCGGTGTATACACGATTGAAAAGGACGTATCTGATTACGCACCTTCTGTCAATCCATCCGTTGTTGGTTTGGTAGGTTTCGCATCACGCGGACCTGTCAACACAGCAACTCTACTCACGTCTCCCGCTGACCTACTACGTACTTTTGGTACCCCCGACTTGGTGACAGGCGGACAAGGTATCTTTGGTGCACTAGAGGTTTTGCAAAAGACGAACCAACTCTACTACGTTAGAGCGGCTACTGTTGATGCGAAGGAATCTAATAACGTATTTACGTTAGCGAGTGCACCTCACGCCGCTATTAATGTAGGTTCAATGAACAATGACTTTGTGTATCGCTTTGATATGCAAGCATTCGACAAAGCAGGTGCTAGTTTAGGAGACGAAACTTCCGTTTACGTTTACCGTGAGCGTCCTTACGTGTCAGGTACGCCAGGCGCTTCTATTTACCCGTCAACCCCTGACTCGGACTGGACTAACGTAGATTGGCATAACGCCTTTGTAGCAGGGTTCGGACAAGCGTTTGATATTAATCAAGGTCAAATGCAGTACATTCCAAGTGGCTACGGAGCCGCTAGTGGTATGGTGGTAAGTCGAGAAGCTGGGGGTAGCCTCACCAACGCCGCTTCTTTCACAGCGAATACTTACTTTGCATCAGGCGTCACTTACACAGGTAACTACTTATCGGCAACCCCGATTGATGTTAATGACCTCACATTTATAGCAGCAGACACGGCTCTTCGTGCAAACGACACCACACCTGGGGCTCAATTAGCAGCGTCTAGCACGTTATGTGTTTGGGCGGGAGTAGGTGGTCCAGAAGATAACTTCCTAACCAATCCTTCAGGAGCTGGCACCGTAGGTTTATCAAGTCTTCTTATTAGAGGTGAGAATGCCCCTAGTGGCTCGACAATGAGTGTATCTGGTAGCCAAGGAGGTTACCAACTTGCGTCTCTGTACCCAGGATTAGGTTACAACTACTCCGCAGTCAATTACACTGCAGGTATTCAATACAGAGGTTTAAGATACGCCCTCACCCAAAGCAATAACGCTGGCAGATTTGATTTGAACATTCAGTCTGATGGAGGCACAGAAGAGTCCTACACCATGGCGATTACAAAGCCTACTGATACGACTACCGCAACAAGCCTTTACCCAGAGGATGTTCTGACCCAAGGTCTAGAAAATTCAGTCTCTGATTATGTTAAAGGTAACTTCTACTCCTTTGATAGTACTACCCTCAACCAAAACGACACTGCTTTCTCAGCAACGGTCTCAGGTTTAACCAATTGGACCGCTCCTACCGCTTTCGGTGGAGCATTAACTCTTCTTGCCCCTTGGGTCGGTGGCGCAGCCACTCCAGGAAGCAATGCAGAAGAATCTAAATCTTGGAGGTGTATAACCTTGGAAGAAGCCACTCTTGATTCTAAGGGTGGTGTTAACGGTGACGCGGGAAGTTACGGAGGTAATATGACGAATACAAATGTTACCGCTGCTTTGGTAGGCACAACAGGTGCAAAGACTGGTATATATGCGTTAGACTCTGAGGACACTCCGGTTACTATAGCTTCTGTTCCAGGCGTTTCCCAGCAAAGTGTACAGAACGCTCTTATTACTTTAGCGCAAAATACCCAAAATTTCTTAGCGGTTGTTGCTCCTCCTGTAGGGTTTGGAAATTCACAACAAGCTATTGATTGGACCAACGGCGCTGCTGACGGCAGAACTGCTGCTATTAACAGTAGTTACGCTGCTGTATATTGGCCGTGGGTAAAACAGTTCGACGCTTACACAGGTGCGGACAGATGGTATGACCCATCAATTTACGCTATAGGACAAATGTGCTTTACTGACGAAGTCGCAGACCCTTGGTTTGCTCCAGCCGGTCTTAGCCGTGGACGTTTAACTCAACCAATTGATGTTGAAGTTAAATTAAACCAAGGTGACAGAGATGCACTTTATGGTCCTGGTAATATAATAAACCCAATAACTAAGTTTAACACTGACGGTATTGTTATCTACGGTCAACGGACTGGTCAAAGAGCTCCAACAGCTTTAGACCGTGTTAACGTTCGCCGCCTAATGATTTTCCTACGACGCATGGTACTACAGTCGACTCGCAGATTCGTCTTCGAGCCTAACGACCCTGTAACTTGGGAAGCTGTACGAAGTGTGATTAACCCTGCTTTAGCAGATATCCAACAACGAAGAGGCATCACATCATTCCAAACTGTGTGTGATTCTACAACTAATACTCCGCTCCGAGTTGACCGCAACGAGCTCTGGTGCAAGATTATTCTTAAGCCTACTAAGACCGCTGAAATCTTGGTATTCGAACTAAACTTGACAAATCAATCAGCTAGTGTATAACACTATATAATACTGAGGTAAAAAATTAAATGGCAGACGGCAAATACTACGTAGAACGAGCAGCAGAGTTAATCGCTGATTCTCCTCGTCTATCCCACGCTCTGGAATCTTTCCGTGCTTACGCATGGGAAATCCATATCCCAAGATTCGCTGGCGCGTTAAGTAACGTTCCAGGTATGAATGACCAGTCACGGTTAACATTGGCTGCGAAACAAATTACTCAACCAGGCTTTACTGTTGAAGATATTGAAGTACATCGTGTAAACGAAAAGTTTTACTATCCTGGCAAGCCTAGCCCTGATGAAATCACTGTTACTTTTGATAACTTGATTAAGGGTGATGTAGCTGATGCTTTGTTTGCGTGGATGAGAAGTGTGTACGACCCAGTCTACGGTATTCATTACGCAGGTCTAGGTAATGGAACTAGTGATGTAAACGTAAGCCCAGAAGGTCTTGCTAACATTACAGAAGCTCCTATCTTTAAGCGTACTGTTACTATCTGGCAATTAGACGCACACCGTAACCCGGTAACACATGTTAACCTTTACGGCTGCTATCCAAAGGGCTGGAAGCTTGGTGAGTTCAATTACTCTACTAACGACTTTCATACTATTGAGATGACCCTACGTTACGACTTCGCTGTCCAGTTTACTGAGACCTCTGATATCGATTCTGTAATGTCTCCAATTGCTGTATAATATCTTTTAATTTAAAAAGTTTATAGGCTTTCCTGGTATATAATATCAGGGAAGCCTACTTTAATATAACATGGGAAAATACGAATCTTTTTTGAACGCATACCAAGAGTCTGGCGGTTCTTTGCTTGAGAGCAAGTTTACTGCAGACCCTAAAAGTGCTGTTAAAATGTTAGCTAATTTCGCGCCAAATGACCTGCCTCCCCAAGTCGCAAAGCCTGACGTAACTCAAAAAGCCAACCCCCAAAAAGCCCGCGAGCTTGCAACTGCCGCAGCCGGACAGATTGCGTATGCGTATACCGGTGGCACCTCTGCTACCCCTGAAGACAAAGTTGCGTACAGGTCTGCAGGATTTAACCCGGCTGG